ATCTCACAGAGATGATGCTAAAACAGGCGATCTACCCAAGGATAGACGAAGTAGCGTTAGGAAATAAAAGTAAGGTTGATAAGATTATTGGTGCGTTACAAGGACGATTTGAACACAAGCAGATAGAGCTTTGTGATGGCGATTGGATACCAGGCTTTAAGGATGAACTATTGAACTTCCCCACTACTGGAGTCCACGATGACATGGTAGATTCATTAAGTTTGATAGCACATATAGCTAATGCAGCAGTATATTTTGAAGACTACGAAGACGATTACGAACCTTTAGACATTATAAGTGGTTACTAATATGGCTGATAAAAGATTATTTGGTGGTACTGGAGAGTTTCCTGAAGATACAACAGGATATACTACACAGCGTCGTAATGCTGATGGTCTGCCATTAGGTGCTGAATTAGCTGTTGATTTTACTCCAGTTGTAGGAGATATAAAAGCTGGAATTGAGACTGCTGACTATTTAAATAAAGGCGAATACTTAAACGCTGCTTTATCTGGTGTAGGTATATTACCTTTTATACCATCATTGATGGGTGTGATGAGAGGACCAACTAAAGACTTATTTCATGGTACTTCTAATCGTTTTGATAAACTTTCAGAAAGTTTTTATTACTCTCCAATGAATATTTATGGTCAAGGTTTTTACACTACTGACTCTATGGATATAGCAAAAGGCTACACTAGAAAAGGCGGTGGAGGAGAACCGACTTTATATTCAATTGAACAACCTAAAGAATTAAATTTGTTTGATATGGAAACGCCTTTAAGTGAAGAAACAAAAAATTTACTAAGAGCTTCATTAACAGGTTCAGCAGGAGATTATGATTATTTATTAGACGAGTCTAAAAATTTAAGAGAAGTTTATGATAATCTTGTTGACGACGGTACAGCCGATTTCTTAAATGCTGATGAGATTCAAGAATACTTTGAGGACATTAGAGCTACACTTGAACAAAAAGGTTATAGAGGGTTTGAGCATACAGGTGGTTTAAAAACTGGAAAAGATCCACATAAAGTTAGAATTTATTGGCATCCTTCTGAAGATATAAAATTTAAAGAAATACAACCAGAAGTTGTTTCTTCTTCTAGGGCTGAAATAATAGATAGGAAGTAATATGGCTGTAAAAATTTTTCCCGAAACTATTGGAATCACTGCTGCATATCCGAAACAAAGTGATGTTTCATATACAGAGAGAAGTTTAAAAGAATATGATGAACCTGGAAAAACAGTAGTTGGTGTACATTTTCCAGCTAATGTTTCTAGATATCCTTATGCTGATGAAGCAACAAGTTTGTTCACAGGTCTTCCTTTATTTAGAAATTTGCGTACTTATAGACCTTCTAATATAACTCTTGATTCTTTAAGAGCAAAAGATCCAGAAAAAACTATATTACATGAATTAGAACATGATTTACTGACTAGAAGTTTAAGACACGCTCAACTTAAAGAAGACGAGTACAAAAGAGACGAGAATCCGTTATATATCCAACGTCCTTATGTAACTCAAGCTACAGTATTTAAAGATGCTGGAGGAGATTCAAAAAAACTTGAAAAACTTTTTGCAAATCCTGAAATTCAACAGTATTTAGAAATGGCATATAATTTTGAACCTCAAGGCTCATTAACTGAAAATTTAACAGAATTATCTGCTGTAGAACAACTTACTGGAAACGATGTAACTAATGATTCATATTTAAGAAAGAATTTATTTAAAAATCATGGAGACAGAATAGCTTACAGAGCTACTTCAGGTTTAAGAAAAACAAGACTAGATTCTAAAGATTTACAGCCGTTTGAACCCGTTCCAGAAGCAGACACAAGTATGATGGATAGAATCATACAATACTTTACTCCTAATGATACCAGTTTAAACATTGATTATGGTGATTCATATTATGATCCTGTTTCAGGTATTAGCGCAGGTATAGGACCAGCTTATGAAATCAATGATGACGATATTTATACAAATCCATTAATGAAAGACCCTTTTGAATAGGAAACAACATGGCTGAAGAATACAATAACGAATTACAATCAGAAGTTACTGAGAGTGATAAAGAGCTAGTATCATTTGTAGTTGACCACTGTGATAAGTGGAGAGACTGGAGAGATACTAATTACGAAACCAAATGGGATGAATATGAAAGGATTTATTATGGTATCTGGGCTTCTGAAGACCGTACTAGGGATAGTGAACGTAGCAAAATCATTAGTCCTGCAACTCGTCAAGCTGTTGATAACAGGGTTGCAGAAACTATGGAAGGCTTTGCAGGATCTGGTAAACTCTTTGAAGTAGTCGATGATTTAGCTGATCCAGATAGAAATGACGTAGAAATTATGCAAGCTCTTCTTATGGAAGATACGCATAATAACGCATACATTAATAATGTCAGTTCTATTGTTAAATTAGCAGAGATTTACGGAACAGGTATTGGTGAAGTTTTAGTTAAGACTGAAATGGAGCGTGTACCAACAACACAGCAAATGCCAGGCGAACAGACTGCTGCTGTTGGAGTAACTGAACAGGAAAAAGTATCAGTTAAAGTTAAACCAGTACATCCTCGTAATCTTCTTATAGATCCTAATGCTGATTCTATTGATGATTCATTAGGGGTAGCTATTGAAGAATACGTTAGTCTTTATCAGGTTGTTAAAGGCATTGAATCTGGTATTTATAGACAAGTACAAATTGAACCTCATTACGAAGGTGATGACTTAGACGTAACTAAAACAGAGTCTACTACTTATCAAGACGATAAAGTTAAGATCCTTAGATACTACGGTCTTGTACCTAGAGAATATTTAGAAGAGTTAGAAAACGAAGGGGATGAGGTTGTAGACTTGTTCCCAGAAGATTCTGCTGCTTATAACGTCAGTGATCTTGTTGAAGCAATTTTGGTTATTGCTAACGACAATACATTGCTAAAAGCAGAGCGTACTCCATACATGATGGAAGATAGACCTATTATTGCATATCGCCCTGAGGTTCGTCCAGGACGCTTCTACGGGGTTGGAACAGTAGAGAAGGCATACAACATGCAGAAAGCTATTGATGCCCAGCTACGGTCTCACATGGACTCTCTGGCACTAACTACTGCACCTATGATGGGTATTGATGCTACAAGATTACCGAGAGGTATGAAGTTTGAAGTCAGACCTGGTAAAAACATCCTGACTAATGGAAATCCTGCTGAGATCCTGCAACCGTTCAAGTTTGGGTCAACTGATGTCTCAAATTATGAAACAGCTAAAGGATTTGAGGCGATGCTGCTACAAGCTACAGGCACACTAGACTCGTCAGAGTTGGTCAAGAGTGCAGCATCTACTGCAGGACAGAACAACGGTATGGGTATGTCATTAGCCATGTCAGCCATTGTTAAGAAGAATAAGGTAGCGATGGCATCGTTTCAGGATGACTTCATTATCCCAATGGTTAAGAAGGTTGCGTATCGGTATATGCAGTTTGATCCAGATCGTTATCCAATGCAAGATTTTAAGTTTACAACAATGTCAAGTATTGGTGCTATTGCAAGAGAGTACGAACAACAGCAACTAATTGGTCTTATGCAGACCCTTGGACCACAATCACCCATCGTACCTATATTGTTAAGAAGCATTATTAGTACATCAGGATTGTTAAATAAAGAACAGTTAATGATGCAGTTAGATCAAATGTCACAACCTGATCCAGCAGCACAAGAAATGCAACAACAAGCACAACAGTTGCAAATGGCTCTTGTTGAGGCTCAAGCTAACGAGCTTAATGCTAGAGCTAGTGAGTCTGCTGCTGATGCACAAGAAGCACAGGCTAGAGCGCAAAAACTATTAGTAGAAGCATCTTTAATGGATGACAAAGTTAAATCAGACATTATTCGCAATCTTTCAGCCAATATTAACGCTAAAGACGATAATGAATTCCAAAAGAGAGCTAAAGTAGCCGAGCTTTTATTAAAAGAACGAGATATTGATTCAAATGAAAAAATAGTTTTAGAACAAATGCGTATGAATCAACAAAAAAACGCTTGACAAAACATTAAAAATGTGTTATAAGAATGGTTCATTATAGTAACTTAATTGAGGACTCCGTATTGGATAAAGACCTGCAAGAGTATTATGAAGCAAGATTCGACATGATGTCAAGTAAAGGATGGAAAGATTTACAGCTTGACATTGAAAAGATAATAGAAGAAAGAAACAACTTACTAGCAACTAAGAGCATAGAAGAGTTGAACTTTCGTAAAGGACAGTTAGATGTCCTACATTGGATAAGAACTCTCAAACAACTTTCTGAAGAAGCCTGGGAGCAATTAGAAAATGAGCAGAAGGATATTTGAATTTAAGTGTGATGAAGGTCACACTACAGAGAAATACATTGATGAGCAAAGAAACGCTATTGAGTGTCCTGCTTGTCAAGGTATGGCAACTCGTATTATTTCGATGCCTCGTATCGCGTTAGAAGGAGTCACAGGAGACTTTCCAACTGCTGCTGATGCGTGGGCTAGAAAGCACGAGGAGGCAACAAGAATCGCCAACAAGCGCAGAGAGGGTTAGCGTCTGGTGATATTTTTCATTTCCTAGAATCACAAACGTGACAGGAGTTATATATGGCTACATTTGAAGATCCGATTCAAGAAGAAGA